CCCATACACATACACGTCCTCGTTGAGGACGTTCGCATCGACTACTCTAAGACCGGATACAAGGAGACTCCATACGGTAAGTGCCAATATTGGAAAGCATAAAGCTGATCCCATTGGCGCAAACTTGTGGAGTTGTATCTCCTTCTGGTCAGGGAGCGTCGTTCCTAAACTCCTACAGTTGTTCAAGGCCTCAAGTAGAGGCCCCTGGAACAGTAGGTTGACTAGACCAACTGATACGCGATCACTCGCCTCTGCGAGGTCGAGTGTAGCGTACTTACCGGTTTGAGACCCTACAAGGGCCCCTAGCCGGTTTGGTTGCTGGTCAGTGAATCGGACGGACCACCTCGAAAGGGGGTGACGTTCGACATGCCGCACGATGGCTCGTCCCAATCCTTGTTGTATCCACTGGAATTCCAGCGGTTCACAGGATATAAGACGGGGACCACGAGAGTCTTTTGGCACAAGGATTACCTTGGCGTAAGACTCGACCGATCCTAAAGACAGAATGTCTTTAAGACTATCGCAGCAATGCCCAGGAGAAACGTAATAATACGAATCAAGGGGGTACGACTGTGTGATTCGGCTGGGGACGTTTGTCCAACGGTATTTGTCCCAGAGTCGTTCTCCAGTGGAGACGGCTCCGGGGCCATGCCTTGGGTATATGTCAGTCCAGTCGAAGCCGTCGAATAGCTCAAGGAGCAATCGACGGGAGTTACGGATAGTGCGTTGGTACCAATAGGGGACATTACTGTCCCTGAGGTATCTGGCGCACCCGTTGCGGTGTATACCATCAGCAATACTGCTGAGGTAAACAGACCAAGTACGTAAGTCTTCATCGGTTTTTATAAACTTTTGAATGACCGTGTACTCCTGTTTAGGATCGTTAGGGAACTTTAACTTGTACATACTGTACAAGAGGCTCCTTAACGTGATGATGCATTGCACATCAGCCTGCGGTAGGACTACCCCGTTATGATCTAACACACGCTCGAACAGTTCACCCATGAAAATGGGCAGCTGTGAACCAGGCTTGCTTTTGAAGGCAAGCTTGGCTGCGTCGAGTGGTGCGCGATCGGACAAAGCGCTGTCAAGCGCCTTGCCCAGACTGGGTAGGGTTTTCGTGAGAAAACCAATTCCTTCTGCACCAACGCGAGACACAACCTTATCGGTTGTTAAGCGTCTCGCGCGGTCGGTGAACACAGAACTGTGTAACGTTTGCACGTCACATAGAAGTGTGGTGATTATTTCTATATAATCTGAGCTCTTAATGGATTCCATAAGGAAGTCCTCTCAGAGCCAAACAGCCACGCCTATATGACCCGTAGTTCGGAAGTAAGGAGGCTATTAGCCTTTGCCCTTCCGTCAGGAATGTCCCTTCAGCCGTTATGTTCGTTGTACTCAACGACTATCATTACGATAGGGTGCCCGAAGGCACGCACATTTCGCATGGCAACTTGCCGTACCTCTGTAGGTACCCGTTAGGATGCGTAGGCCGAGTAGGGCAACGGTCGCTCTTTATTAGAGTGAGCCGTTGATTAACGCAGTAGCGCCGTTCCCAGAACAGTCGAACAACACCGTAGTCCCTGCGCCAGTTGTGGCACAGAATGACATTAGGTTTGCAAGAACGTTCTTTGGTTCGTCGTACGCCGTGAGGTTCCCGATAGGGATGTCCATCACGATGTAAGCACTAGTCTGTGCAGCGGTCTCAGTATCTACTTGTCCGGTGACACTTTTGTCAAACCGGATGAGTGACCTGCGTCGTTTGCTCAGTCCCGTACCGATCTCAGTGTGTTTAACACTGAACCGATGTGGTGCGGAGGGAGTTTCGGTAAGATTACCGTACTCCGTAGCACGTGCTTCACTGCTCAGCCGTCCGAACTCTTGTTCGGTCCCAGCTGAATTCTTGATTTCGTTTGTATTAAGCGTGTTGCTTAGCATATGACTAACATTGATCTGCCCACTTTATTGTGGCGGCCGATCTAGCCGTGTGAGAAGCCTCGACGCTTGCGCGAAAGCACAAGTGCAGAAGCAAGGGATATCTCTTTCAAAGATATCCCCGAGACCGCTAAGGCCTCAGCTACCTGCGGCACGCCAGAGACTCTTCTATAAGAGTTCTCCTGGCACCGTAGGGCGTTATACCTCGTGCGAGGGAGCTTAGCCGTTGACCCAACGTGAAAGTTCACGTTTATATAGGTTGTTCGGCTAACTCTCTCGGATGCGAGATACTTGTATATGACTATCATTGGCTCCATGTTTTGGACTTTGAACTGATCAAGCCACCGGTTTACACCGGCGACCCAGTCAATCACAAAGGACCAAGGAATTGCGTTCCAGATGATGCTAGGGTTGAAATTGACCCCGAACACATCTAGAAGCGCCAGTACATTCTGCATCTCACGTTGATAACGCGAGAATAGGAAGCGGTACTGGATCTCCGCATGGAAGGTGGAATACTGATAATACACATCACGTTCGGCGTACGTAAGCCCCTGTATCTTTGGATCCCTCGGTGATATACCACAACCTGTGGTACTAACCTGAAGACCATTTAGATACGCGGACTTACCTAGCGTCTCATCGTGACTGTACCGGTATTCCGGTCCCATAGACACTGTATAGTGTCTTTTCAAGACCTTGCCTTCAAGAATCAACAGCTTTCGAAGCTGACTCTTGACGCCAACTAGCGCATTGCTGATACCAACAATGTCGCTGAACAACGGTAGTAGGTTAAACTGCGATTGCAGATAACCATCCGACGTTGCTCCTAGGATCTGCCGGATAGTCTTCTTGCCACGTTTGGCAAGTTGACTCATCCGAGCATATGTACGAGGGACGCTCTTAAAGTCCTTGAGCTCAACAACTGTGTTGACCAAGGAGAGCTCCTCTTTCAGCTTCGGTAGCATGACTTGAAGTGCATGCTGCGATAGTTGATTGAACCCTGGTGACAGCCGAACGAAATGGCCATCACTTAGGGAATCATCGTACAACACTGGCAGGCCATCTATAGGTCTGCTCAGGGATCCGAACCAGGAACTGTTGAGGAACAGCCGTCCACCTCTGTAGGTGAACGGTCGATAATACGTGCTACTCGGCAAACTAAAAGCCGAGGCAAGCGTAAAGTCCCTCTTCTCTTGCATGTCATCGACTACACACTTATAGTGTTCGAAGTCGTTCCATGTTCGACGGGTGCTGCGGTCTCCAAGGTCTGACGCTGCTTCGAACTCCGACACGATGTCGGGCTCTTGCACGTAGAGTTCTCTTGGATAGTTGTAGACTGTCTTCCCCGTATAGTTCGCACTCTTATAATAGAATGCGTCCAACGGGACAGTTATACAGCTACCGTAGTTAACCTTTGACCTAGTTCTCATATACAATTCGGTGAAATGTTCACCTCGAGCCACTCCACAAGGAG